TGTTTATTGGTGATGAATTGGGTGTTTTAGTGATTAAAATCAATGATGGTGCTAAAAGAGTTGCAACCAGTATTATTGTAGAAACTACTGGTGGTGAAAATCCAGTAACAACATACTCTACGAATTTGTCAGCTGGTTTGATTACTACAATTACAAATGATATTACAGAATGTTACAATTTAATCAACAATAGATACAATCACGACATAAATTTCTTCAGAAATTCTATTTCTACAATGAATAAATTTAATCAAATTTCAAAATTCAACTCATTGTCTAAAGTTTCTTTACATCTAATAGATAAGCTTGTTGGCACAGATAAACTCAAAAACAACTTATAAATAGAATATGGCAATAACAAATTCAAATATTTCGAGAGAATATAGGGACTTAGACTTATCGTTTAAAGTGCATCCTATTAAAAAAGATATCAATAAGCATATTGGTGAATATGCTGTTATAAACTCTATAAAAAATCTGATGTTGTTAGGCCATTATGAGAAACCATTCAGGCCAGACATTGGCAGCAATCTCAGACGATTGTTATTTGAGCCTATGGACAATGTAACTTCTGCAACTCTGGAAAGAGAAATAGAAACAGTTGTTGGCAACTTTGAACCACGGGTTTCAATTTCAAAAATACAACTAATACCAGATTTCGACAAAAATGGTTATAGTATAAATCTTGAATTCTACATAGTTAACAGAACAGATCCAGTAACAATTAAATTTTTCCTTGAACGGGCAAGATAATGGCAACAAACCGTTTAGAAATTGCTGAATTAGACTTTGATTCAATCAAACAAAACCTAAAGTCTTTTTTACAGCAACAATCACAATTCACAGACTATAACTTTGAGGGATCAGGTCTTAGTGTTTTATTAGATGTTTTAGCTTACAATACACATTATAATGCATACTATTTAAACATGGTAGCTAACGAATCGTTTTTAGATTCTGCCATTCTTAGAGATTCAGTTGTATCACATGCAAAAACTTTAGGATATACTCCTTATTCTATTACAGCGCCTAGAATTACTTGTAATGTAGTTTTAAATAGTGGCACAACAACAGCAGATAGTATTACTATGCCAAGAGGATTTTCTTTTGGTTCAAATGCAATTGACAATTCTACCTACAATTTTGTATTATTAGATGACGTAACTGTTACAAAAAGTGGTCAAAATTACTTCTTTGAGGATATAGAATTCTATGAAGGACAACTGGTAACATATCAGTATACACAAAATAATTCAGCAAACCCAAAACAGTCGTTTGTTATTCCTGATGCTAATGTTGATACAAATACAATTAAAATTTCTGTTAAGCCTTCTGCATCAAATACACAAACTGTTGTTTATAATCAAGTAACTGATATTTTAGATGTTACTGCTGAGTCACAAGTTTATTTTTTACAAGAACATAGAAATGGTAAATTTCAAATTTATTTTGGAGATGATGTTATTGGTAAAATGATTGATGATGGATCAATTGTTACAATGACTTACCTCACAACTAATGGTTCTTTAGCTAATGGTGTTGATACTATTATACCAACAGCAACATTAAATGGATATAGTGCTTTTACTGTTACTGTTACAAACACAGCAGCTGGAGGTTCTGATAGAGAAACAGTTGACTCAATTAAACAAAGTTCAGCGGCGCAATTTGCTACACAAAATAGACTGGTAACATTTAAAGATTATGAAACCTATATTCAGAAGAATTATCCAGCTCTAGATTCTATTTCTGTTTGGGGTGGTGAAGATGAAATTCCTCCTGTTTATGGTAAAGTCTTTGTTTCAATCAAACCTAAAAAAGACTATTATATTTCAGAGACAGAAAAGAAAAGAATTATTGACGATATCGTAAAACCAAAATCAATTGTTGCCATTCAAACGCAACTTGTTGATCCAAAATATTTGTATCTATTGGTAAACAGTTATGTTAAATATGATCCAAGAAAAACAACAGTAAGTGCTGATGCTATTAAAGTTGATATTCGCAATTCAGTTATTAGTTACAGAGATATTAACTTAAACAAGTTTGGTGCAAGATTCATTCTTTCTAAATTACAAGACAACATTGACGGCTCAAACTTAAATGCAATCGTGGGTTCTGAAACTATTGTCCGTTTACAGAAAAGATTATTACCAGTTTTAAATCAAAGTAAAAATTATACGATTAATTATGATGCACCATTACAGCGTGGTACAATCACAAACAAGCTTGTATCTACATCATTTAATGTTTATGATATGGATGGAGTACAACGAACAGTAGTACTTGATGAAATTCCACAATCATATTCTGGTATTAATTCAATTCAGGTAACTGATGCTGGAAGTGGCTATCTTACTGCACCAACTGTAACAATTACTGGTGATGGATCTGGTGCAGAAGCAGAAGCTGTAATTCTGAATGGTCGAGTTCAAGCTATCAATATTATTAAAAGAGGAACAGACTACACTAGAGCTATTGTAACTATCTCTGGTGGCAGTGGTTATGGCGCAAGTGCTGTCGCTATCATTGATGGTCGTGTTGGAACATTAAGAACTATATATTACGATTCAAATGCTGAAAGACAGGTTATAGATAATAATGTTGGATATATCGACTATGATAATGGCATAATTAAAATTTATGACATTAATATTTTATCTGTTGATTCGGCAGATGGATATATTCGCATTTCTATGGAATCAGAAAAAGGTATTGTTGAGACAATCAGAAACACAATTATTACAATTGATGAGACAGATCCAACAGCAATAACAGTAGACTTAGTTAAAATTTAATGTCTGATTACAAAACCTCATTACTTGTTAGTAAACAAGTTCCTGAATTTGTTCGGGACGAATATCCCATATTCATTTCATTTTTAGAAGCTTACTACGAGTTTTTAGAAAAATCTCAAGGCACTCAAAAGAATAATGTATTATCATTAGGTAAAGATTTAAGATACCTTTCAGATGTTGATGCATCTATTAGTACCTTTGAGCAAAGTTTCTTTAATATGTACGCAGCTCTTATTCCTAGAGATGTACAAGTTAATAAAGAAACACTAATTAAGAATGTATTGCCTCTTTATCTTGCAAGAGGTAATGAGAAGTCTTTTAAACTTTTATTCAGACTGTTATTTGGTGATGAAGTTGAAGTTATTTTACCAAAAAATAACATTCTTAAAGTTTCAGATGGCCAATGGACAGTTGACAATATTTTAAAATTAGAAACTGGTATTCGTAGTGTGTATACTGGCACCGGTGCAAATACTACTTTCTATTTGGCGCAACCAGTAAATACTGATGAAGTTTCTGTGTATGTTGATGGTGTATTAAAAGTATACAGTACTGATTACAGTATACGAAAAGAATCTCGTAAATTAGTTTTCAATTCTGCACCAGCTGCAAACTCACAGATTAAAGCAGTTTACAGTAACTTTGATGTTACATTACTAAACAACAGAAAAGTTACTGGTGTAACTTCTGGTGCAATTGCAGTTATTGAACGTGCAACAAAAAGAATTATTACGGACCGTTTGAATTTTGGTTTACCATTTGAACTGTTCATGGATAAAAAAACTCTAAGTGGTATATTTACTAATGGTGAACAAATTGTAACTGATATTATTGATCCAAATGGAACAAAGATTGTTCTTAATGCAGATACGTTTTCAATTCTCACAACAATTCTAGTTACTGGAACTGGTGCATCTTATAATGTTGGTGATAAATTAACCATCTTGGGTGGTGGTGCCACATCTGTGGCAGCTGCTGAAGTTGAGTCTGTTACAATTGGTATTACTAATAGAATTGTTGTTAATTATGGTGGTGCAGGATTTCATACTGCGTCATTGATTTCAAGTTCAAATACTCCAGGTGATACATTCATTACTGGTGCGATTGATGCTGTTGATACATCTGGTGCAAATGCGGCAATTTCATTCCTTATTAATGATGACGTTATCAATTCATATTCTAATATAGCATTATCAGCTGCAGATTATGGATTCCCATCACAAGTTATTCCCGCTGGCGAAAACATCAGTACTAGAATCTTTGATGCACTAACAACATTGACTATATCAGACCTTGGTCCAATGACTAACGCTGTTATTTTGTTCTCAAACACTTCGGTTAATACTGCAATACTTGATTCAGAAGGTGCTCGTTATCTTCTCGGCAGTACAATCTATGACATTAAATCATATCGTTCAGTCGGTAGAATTGATGTCAACAATGGTGGTGTAAACTATAAAGTTGGTGATGAAATTATTTTTGGAACAAATCCATCTGGTACATATGGTTATGGTGCAGCTGCTGCCGTAACTGAAGTTCAAGGTTCTGGTACAATTACAAAAATTAGACCACAATCTCAGAGAGTTGCTGGTACTGCAAACGTATTAAACAATTCAATTGTTGTTGTTGGTACTGGTACTGCATTTGGTACTGAATTGGGTGTTGGAGATAAAATTACAATTAGAAGCCAAGAACGATTTATTAATGCGGTAACTTCTTCTACATCGGCAACTGTTAATGCAGCTTTCTCATTTAGTGATGGTACTGTATGGTCAAATAATTCACCAATCGGTTCTTTATCGAGGGGTACTATTGGTGGTATTAACTACACTCAGGGTAGTTTCCCAACTGTTTCAGTTTCATCAACAACTGGTTCTGGTGCGAATGTCGCAATCACTTCTTTAATAGGTGATGGTGAAAGATTGAGTGCTTTGACTGATTCAGTTCCTGGTCAAATCATTACAATCAAAGTAACGAGTGGTGGTACTGGTTATCAATATATTCCACAAGTTGATTTGACTACTAAGGGTGATGGTACTGCAACTGCTACTGCAACAATTGGTGCATCATACTCTATATTGCCTGGCCGTTGGACAACTTCAGATTCTATTCTTTCAAGTTCAGAACGAAAACTTCAAGGCAGTGACTTCTATGTTGATTACTCATACATCACATCTTCGTTAACTCAATTTACAAAATATAAAACAATTCTTAAAGAGTTATTACATCCAGCTGGTTTTGTTAACTATGCGGATTTGAATAAGAATTCTGCTATTTCAGCTAATACAATTTACATAAACACATCAACTGCAAATTCCATTTCTGGTACTGTTAATGTAGCAAGTGGTTCGATCTATGTTACTGGTCTAAACACTAAATTTAATATTGCAAATACGAGAGGAACACTAACTGTTGGTACAAGTATTGCAGTTAATGGTGAATTAAGAGTTGTAAACAGTATCATCAGTAACACAAATATTTCTGTTTCTTCTGCATTTACTACTAATTCTAGCAGTGAAACTTTAATTATAGTGACATAAATAGACTTTATGACAGCAATAATCAATAAAAAATTATCATTCAATAACGCAGAACAATTCAAAGAATCGTTCTCTGAGGGTGTGCCAACAGTATATTATGTGTTTATTGGCAATCACGTTCCCTATGCAAATGAAGCTTCTCCAGATTCTATAGTTGATACGATCACAACTGAGAAAGTAACTTGGGATAATATCTTTGCCGCAAAACGTGCAACTGGTAATGATGTTCAATTGGTTGTACCAAGAAATAACTGGACATCTAATACACAATATCGTCAATACGATGATACGATTGATATTGGTACTTTACTGTCTTCTAATACAACTCAAAATTTAAAACCGATGTATGTCATTACATCGGCCAGAAACGTATATAAGTGTGTTTCTAATAGTGCGTCTGCAAATTCTAGTATAGAACCAACAGGTGACTATACAACTTCTAATGGTAATATTTCTACTGCTGATGGTTATGTGTGGAAATATATGTACAATATCAAACCATCAAATAAATTTCTTACAACTTCTTGGGCGCCAGCGCCAACTTCAACAGCTGCACTAGACTATGGTGTAAATTCAGCTGGTGTAGTTGATGGTGAATTGACTACAATCGTGTTGACAAATAAGGGTCTCAACTATAGACAAGCCTCAAACATCAAAGTCAATGCATTTACTGCTGGTCAAACTGTTTTACAATTGTCAAATACTTCATTGACACTATCAGTTTTCAGTATTCCAACACTTGGTAATCTAAGTAATCTGTCAATCACAGGCACTGGTTTACCGACTGATGCATATGTTAGTTCTATTTCAAATACAACTGGTACAATTACATTATCAGCTGCAACTACTGCTGCTGGAGGTAATGCAAATAATATTACAATTTCAACGAGAGTTTACATCTATGGAGACGGTATTGGTGCAGTTGCTTCTGCTGTTTTGTCTAATACAGCATCTGGTGTTGCTGCTGCATCTGCTAATGTTTCTAAAATAACTGTATCGACTATTGGTTCTGGTTACTCTAGAGCGAATGCATATATCTATGGTTCAGGCTCTGGTGCAGTCGCAAGAGTTATTTTACCACCAAAGTTTGGACACTCATTCAATCCTGCGAAAGAATTGAATGCAAATAATGTTATGGTTGCAGTACGAGTTGGTGAAATTGACTCTACAGAACAGGGATTAATTTCTGTAGATACTTCATTTAGACAGTTTGGATTGTTAAGAGACCCGTATAAATATGGGTTATCGATTGCAGCTAATACAAGTACTGCTAATTCTGTTGTTTCTCAAACTACAAATTTAGACGTTGTTGCTGGTGGTGCATTTACTTTGAACGAATATGTTTATCAAGGATCGGTAGTTAACCCGAATGCATATGGATTCGTAAACTCACAAACGACAAATGGTGTACATTTGTCTAAAGTACAAGGTAATTTTATTACTGGTTTGCCGTTAATCGGCGTTGGTTCTGGTGTTTCTAGAACTGTAACTGCGGTAAAAAATCCAGAATTTCAACCATATACTGGTGATATGTTATATATCGAAAACACAACAAAGATTGATCGTGCTGACGGTCAAGCTGAAAATATTAAACTAGTCGTAAGTTTCTAAGGATAGTCAATGGCTCTTGATACCAATTTTAATGTAAACCCATATTATGATGAC